GACATCTGCGAAAAAATCGATTACTGAAGTGGTAATTTCAGTTATCCACTCTACAAGAGCGGTGAGGATGTCTGAGAAAAACGTAGTGACGGCCTCTATAAACTCAGAGATCCATTCTGTAAGTTTAGCGATAATATCGGCAAAAAAATCGATTACTGGAGTGGTAATTTCAGTTATCCACTCTACAAGGGCGGTGAGGACGTCTGAGAAAAACGTAGTGACGGCCTCTATAAACTCAGAGATCCATTCTGTAAGAGCAGAGATCACGTCTTCAAAAAACCCGGTGAGCGTGCTGGTAACCCCGGATATGAACCCACTAATTGTTTCAGTAACACTTGATATGAGACTGTTCCACCCAGAAACCAGCGTCTCGGCAAACCCGGACAAACCAGATACGATCGACTCATATAGTGCGGTGAACGAGTCAGAGAGAAACAGAGCTAGTTCTCCGACGACTCCTGACACGCCATCTACCAGACCCTGAAACGCGGCGATGACCTGGTCAAACGCGGCGGTGAGCCCGTCTAGTATCGCCTCGACCGGAAAGATCGCTGCCAGGATCCCAGTGATCACTCCAGCCGGATCTAACGCTGAAACAGTCTCACTGACTTTCCCCGGGATATCGAGGAACCACTGTCCGATCTCTACCCAATTCACGCCGAGTGCTGACAGTATGATCGAGGGGGGAAAGATCACCGCGAGAATGGCAGACGCTACAACGTTGGGATCCAGACCGGTGACGAAGTCCATGACTCGCTGAGGGATAGAGGTAAAGAACTCCCCAACCTGCGGGAAAAACTGGTTTAGCAGGTCTAGGATGAGTAGCGGAGGAAATATTACCTTAACGATCATGTCGGCAATACCCGCCCCATCGCCACCACCCAGAGCGTCAATAATGAGCTGTGGCAGGTTTGTGAAAAAGTCGATCACACCCTGAAACGCGGCGCCGATGTCAAAGTTTCGGATCCACTCTCCGAACGCGGCACCCTGGTCTATGATCCACGAGAAAACCCCGAGCTCGTTAAGCGCCCATATAGCAGCAAGCGCTATACCTATACCGATAATAATTGGGGCAGCTGCGATCAGGGCAGGAATCAGGGCCGCGGTCATAGACGTCGCCACCCCTAGGATGCTTGTTGCCAGACCTGACAGACTAGTGACCAGCGACCCGCCTTTTAGGAACGCGAACGCCGGACCGAGCTGTTGCAGGATCAGAACGCCGGACCCGAGACTGGTAAGAGCTCCGCCAAACACAGAGAGACCACCAACCGCCTCGTCTAACGGTGCGGCGATCCCTCCTATTGCCAGGATCGCCTTGTCGAACGCCACGGCCCACTGATCAGTCGAGGAGATCGAGGCATTTTGAGCGTCTGCGTACTTCTCAGTCGCCCCCACTCCCCCCTCGAGCGCTTTTGCTGCGGCGTCAACCTCAGCAGACGTGAGACCGATCGCCGCCATGAACTCCTCCTGGCTGATCACCCCGTCTTTGTTTGCGTCGGCTGACTTATCTACACCTTTTGCCAACTCCTGCATGGCAAGCCGACCCTCAACGCCTTTTTCTGACAGCCCGATCAGCGCAGTCTCCATGTCCTGCATAGACAGCCCTGACTCAGCGAGTTTCGGCGCCATACGCTCAATAGCTGTACCGAACTCCTCAGCAGTTACGCCAGTCTCCATAAACATGGTTGTCAGGCCATCAACATACTGCTCGGCGTCGGCAACGTCAACACCGAACGCCTTAAACGCAGGAGAGAGAGACTCTACCAGTTTTGCACCCGGCACGTCAATAGCGTCGCCCAGCGTGTCAAACGCATCACCGGCACGCTCAAGATCTTCAACTGTTGACACCCCGGCCTTTCCGAGCTCCTCAAACAGAGCCGCCGACTCTTCGAGCGTGGTGTCTGCGGAATACAGGTTGATGATCAGGTTCTGCATTTCCTCCGCGGTCCGGCCGGTCTGCAGAGCGGTTACCTGTGCGGCAGAGTCGAGCGTTTTAAACCGGTCTACGGTTTCGCCCAGCCCTACCGCCATAGCACCAACACCGACGGCAACCGCTGACGCCGTAGTCGTGAACTTATCCAGTTTGCTAGTGGTCTGCTCTACCCCGTCAGACATTTCGTCTTTCAGACCGAGGACAACAAACAACTCAGCTAGTACTCCGTCGTCAGCCATTTACTCCTCTTTTTTGTTGATCTCGTTCCAGGTATGCAGAATGAACAGCCGCTCGCGAAACGGCAGAGACCCGAACCGCCCAGGTGTCAGGTGCCACGCCATGAGCATCTGGGCCAGCCCTCGACCCTGTGAACTTTTAGCGAAATTTCCTGACCTTACCCGCTTCGCCAGAATAAGCAGCCAGGATCTCGGTCAGGATTATGGTTTTGTAACGCCGTGGCATTTGCCGAAACTTCTCTTCGGTGAACGACCGATCGAGACAGAGCCGGGAAAGGATCCGGTTAAGACCGTCCAGCATAGATCTGGCAGCGTTTACGATCTCAATCGCCACGGGCATACGCTCAACGGCATCTTCTTCATCCATACCGGAGATACCGAGCGATTTACTCTTTGCAGCGACCTGCAGACCGTCGGCCTGAAACCGGACGATCTCGAAGTAGTCGTCGTCCGTTGGCATGGCAAACTGTAAACTGACCTGGTCGTTAAGGACAACGGTGATCGGTTCGTCTGCCAGTAGACCAAGGATCATGTCTGCCGTGGTGGCAAACTCTTCCCTGTCGGCCTCTTCCTGTCTCTCCCGTTGTGCAAAACGGTATGAGAGATCAGGGTTGTCCTCAGTCCTCTCTGCCGCTGTCACCACGATTATCCCTTCCGCACTCTCAGGATATAATCGCAGTCAAACCCAAAAGACTCTTTATACATGTCCTCCGTCGGGAAGCTCTGGCCGTATGAGTTTGCCGTGGCACCGACCAGGAAATACTTGTCAATCACGACGCCGGACGAGTCCCGGCGTTTCCCGACCAGACACCCGATTTTCTGGAACCCGTGCGTCTTGTTCGACCACTTCGACCACCCGGTCGCGGGTGATGCTGCCAGGGTGTCACCAAACACGAGATCCACAAACTCGAGCGTATACATAAGCCCCTCGAGGCTTGCGGTACTCTCAACGGTTCCGATCGTGGTGAGCTTGGTAGGCTGACCGTGGACAGACTCTTTTGATGAACTCGCCTTACTGTCGGACTTAATATCCTTACAGCTCGCAATGTGCTTGAGGGTAACGGCGGAAATGTCTACCCCGTAAATCACAACAACATCGCCTTCGGTAAGATTAGCAAACTTAACGAAATCACAGCCCGTAGACTCAGTTGCTGCGGTTGAAATGTCGGTTTTGTTCTCAGTAACCGCAGTAGGTACGTCGTTGATGGTGCACCAGACGGATCCAAACTCAAGCACGTATGTTCCGCCAAGGGCAAAACCCTTAGCGCTTGCCTCTCCTGCAGTGACGGTGTGGCTGATCTGAGCCACCTCTCCGCCACCATACCACTTAACCTCTGTCCCTTTCGGGACGTCACTTGCTACAACGTCTGCCATGTTTTTTACACCTCTCGATACGATATACGCACAGACACCGGGACATGATACCAACCCGTAGGATCTTCAATCACCCGGGTGCCCCCTGACACGATCCGGGTGGTGATGTCATACGACACCGCTCCAACCGTCCACCGTTCTGGCGTCATGTTTAGCCGTGGTTTGTGCAGTGCCGCTATGACCGCAGCGGCAACGGTTTCAACTTCTGAGGGTGACCGGATCCCGCTGGACACCTGCGGGTTTGACCAGCACGAGACTTGGACCTCGGCAGACCATCCCTTCCCAACTTCGGGATCAGGGATCTTACTGACCGAGTGCACCGAGATCGCGGGGAGAGTCGGGCCTGCCGGTAGAGCGTCAACATATACCCGGGCAGAAACCAGCGTGTTGACCCCGGCGTTGTTGCCAAGAACCGATCTGACCATTGCGGTGATCATACGCCTGACACCTGTTTGATCGCGTTTGCCAGCTCGTCACGCACGATCTTTTTGACCTGGTCCTGATTCTCGTTCCATGCCGGTCTGAGAAACGGGTGAGGATGCGACCCGTGCCATAGCACCGAATCGCCGACGTCTACCCCAAAAATACCGGCCCACTTTGCAGACTCAACACGCCACAACCACGGAGACTTTCGACCCTGCCCGTTCTCGGCATATATGCCGGTGCCGAACTCCAGGAACACTGCAGACCGTTTGGGTGTGCCAACCCTGATCTCCACCCCGTCGTCTGTGGTCTCGGTCTGCGTGGTGATACTGCCGCGGGTGTCTCCCTGGTCTACGTTACACTTCTCTTTTGCCGCCTTCTCAACCGGCGCCATGGCCTTCTCTCCGACGGCAGAGAAGTACTTCTCGACGTTCACAGAGAGATCCTGCAGTTTTTTCCTCAGGTCGTCCAACCCCTCAACCCTGACGTTGTCAGACACCGGCAACCTCCAGGGTGAGAACCAGGTGAGAGATCGACGTGGCAACATACGCAGGGGTTACCGATGTGATTTGGTATGACTGGTTAAACGGTTCCGGACCGGTGATCCGTCTGCCTACTGCAACCAACGACCCGGCCGGGACTATACAGGAGACCGACCGGTCGGGCATCGGTCCGGCGCTGGTTCGCGGGTATGACTCTTTTGCCTTGCCAAACCGGCAGGATACCGACGTGGTGGTTTTGGTCACCGCTGCCACCCCGAACGCGTCAACAGTCCCGGAGGTCTCTCCGGTCTCAAGTGTCGCGGTGTGGATCAGGAGAGCAGCCGGGTACGTCACTGTCCGACCACTTCCCCCACAAAGAACCTGCCCGCGGTTGTGGTTGTCTTCACGTAGTTTTTCAATGCCTGGTATGCACTCTTTTTGTACGAGTCGATCGCGGTGTCTATCGGGGTTTTGTCTGTGAACTCAAGGGTCTGCACTTCTTTTGTGCCGTCC